TTGGGTGATGCCTGTGGGCGTTGTGTGCCTTCAGGAGCGTCGCTGGGTGTCATGCGTTGTACTTTTGTCATCTCTTCACGAGAGGGGCGTTTAGTGGGGTCTGAGCCTGCATAGCCATAGTTGGCTAATGCGCGTCCGATCGCTGAGGTCTCGCAGTTTTCCATGTGGCTCGTTGAGTTGACGCCCCGATCCGTGTGGTGTTCTTCTGCGTAGCCAGTCGCTAGCAGGGTGTCGCCTGCGTAAAGTTCGGCTCGGAATATGCACCATTCGCCTGGGGCGTAGGCGTGAAGCGTTGTGATGACTCGAGGGTCTTCTGCTGCTTCTAGCCATCGCGCCAGTCTGGGCGCTACTGGCTCGTAATTATCTAAGTTAAATGTCATGTAGGGGCTCTTTCTGTTATTGGGATGATTTAGTTCCCCAGGGTCGCCATCCGTAGAGCTTCCACAGCTCGAGTCCGACCTTGAGGTTTTGGTGTCGTTTGAGCAAGTCGTCGGGAGTTTTTACCCACCCGTTCCGCTTAGCCCATCCATAATTTGACATATTTATTTGAAGGATCCCCATGGAACCGCCCCATGGATCCTTCCGGTTGATGCTGGTGGTCTGACAACGCGACTCTCGCCACATTATTTTCTTTAGCATCGGTTTCTCCTTTTTCGGCCAGCCGAGTTGAACTGCTTTCGTTGCGTAGTATTCGCATCGGTACGGCAGAGCCTCGGCTTTTGCTGGAGATGGGTTGAGAGCGGCAAGTATGAGCACGGCTGCCGCGAGTCGCTTAATTGCGATCCTTTGATCGAGTGAACATAATTCCTCCTAATCAAGAGCCTTGAGGCCCTCTGGGGTAATTGCACAGATCATCTGTGCTGATCCTGAAGAGCCGATCCGAGTGGCTCCAGTAGGCACGATATAGCCTGCAGCTCGAAGATCCGAGCACCGTTTCCAGTAGCACCGTGAACGCCTGATAAGACCAGACCGTGCCCCTGCTTCCTCGTCGGTGAGGTTGTGGTTTCGGTACTCGATGAGCAGAAGCATCGCCTGGGATGTTCGCCTGTGTTTGACGTCTTTTGCGCCTTGGACGCTTGTGGGCTGGTCGGGCTCTCGATGCAATGGTGCATGGAACAGAGTGCCTTCGTCCCAGTCGTCGGGTCGGATGATTTTGCCTGCCATTATTGCCTCCGTAGTAGGGATAGAAGGTGACGTTAGAGAACTTACACGATCGGTGTGACGAAAGTGTGGATCGTGTTTTTCCAAGCCTGCACAATCAGCCGAGGGTTCTGAGAAAAATTCGGAGAGACCTCCACATGGATCCAATATCCGCCAGGGCCTCCGTTGCTTTCGGCGTCCCATTCTTTCCAGCCTGGCTTACCGTCACGGTTGCAGCGGAAACCGCGCCCGTGTGTTCCCCAGACGTACTGATGGATCTCCTCGATGCCGAGGGCGACGTGGTTTTCGGCAAGCCAGTCACAGATCTCGGTGACTAATTCTTGCTGGGATTGTTTGTAGCCAGCGTCAAAGGCGCGTCCTGTGCCGTGTACTGAGAGCATGGTCGATCCGCGCATCGGACGGTAGGCGTAGATGCCAAGGTTTTTGAAGCCCCATTTAGTGCCGAGAATGTCTAGAAGTTTTGACGCGCCTGGAGTTGCTTTGCCTGTTGCGCTGGCGTCTTTGTTGCCTGTATAGGGCATCGCGCTACTTTTTGCAGCTGGTTTAGGCGTTGTCATCTTTTTTCTCTTTCGGCTTGTCTTTGAGACCGTTCCCAGCAAGTAGCCCGATGAGCCCGCCCGAAAGCGTGAGCAACATACTTGAAAGGATGTTGATCTGCTGTGCATCAAGTTCCGCCATTGTCGCAGGCTGTGAAACAAATAGCAGTCCGTACAAAATTGTGAACACGGAGCCGACGAAAGAAAGCGTCAAGCCACACGCGACGATCATGACGATCCGAGCTTTTATTTCTTCGTTAGTGAGTCTGTTCTCGGGTTTCTTTAGCATTTGCCACCTGTCCCATATTGTGGAGTCTCTGTAGTTGTTGTCGTCTCAAAGACGGTCGCGATGAGTGCTTTGTTCTTCACTCGAGGCTCACAATTAAGGCGGACGCGATCGCCACAAGCTACGAGCAGACTGCCGATCAACAGAGCCACGAAACTAATCCGCCAGATCATTATGCAGTTCCTAAATCAATAACAGTTAATCTGTGATTGCTGAAGGCGACGCTAAGACTTGTTGCTTGTGCGTATGCTTGACCTTGCATTTTTACAGTTACTGCACCGCTGCTAGTTGCTTGAAAGAAATATATTCCTTGAAATGTTGCCACTTGCGCTGCATCATTTCGTTGGTTATAGCCTTGAGTCCCTACATCTGTTGCGCCGAATAAGCATTTGAAGTTTAATCCTGCAGTAGCACTACCTGGGTTGCCGACGGTAATTGAGGCGATAGCCAAATAATAACGACCGTTCACGAGTGTTACTGATGTTGTAAGGCTTGTAATGTCTTGAAAAGAACCACCGCCGATTGACTGCGTTGATGTTGAAGTAACAGTAGAGCATAAACCGAAAGGAAAATTGTTTGCTTGGGCCGCTGTATATACAGCGCCAGTTGTAAAGGATGTGTTTGGTGAAGCCATTAGTACCCCAGTCTATTTGAGTCAAGTTTGCCGAAAGTGGCATTGTCAAGAATTAGATATGCGTTCTGATCGGCTGGCGAAACATAGTAGGTGTATCGAGCCTCGCCAGGAACCGCGCTGAACGCTGCTCCTTCGATGATGCATTGATATGTAGTACCACGGAAAGCAACGCTCACCTGTGCGCCTACGCAGGTGCCGATCTCTAGAGACCCTCCGCTAGTGGCAAGGTTCCACAGCTTGAAAGAATTCTGAGCGTTGGCCAAGCATGAAAATGAAGTGATCGCCAGAGGTGCTGCCGTAAAGTTGTTGAGCAGATAGTTTGCGTAATCCGTGGCTTGTGACGTTGAAGCGTTGAGAGTGTTTACCGAATACGTGCGGAAAGGTTTGACGCCTGTCTGTACGGTCTGAGCTGCAAAAGACTCAGGATCAACCGTGACTTGGCTGTAGAAATTGTCGGCGTAACTAGCGAACTCAATGTTGTCATATACCTGAAAACTGGCGTTGTTTGTGGTGTCGCTGAAATTGATGTTTGCTACCTGTGCGCCAAATGGTGAGAACAAAGAAACGCTAAGGTAGGTTTCGCGCATGCGTCCATTAGTCGTTATACAAGAACTATTCACCCAGTCGCCCCAAGTACCGCTGACAGTTGTGGCTGCCATCGCTGGGCCTGTTCCGCTGCTTGAGTAGTTAATAGTGAGACCGCTGGCTGTGCTCGCTGCTGTCGCTTGCGCCGAAATAGTGTCGGCTGCCATTGCGTAACTTTGTCCGCTGGATCTGCCACAGCGAGCAAAATATCCTTCAAGGCTAATGGTCATGTAGTCGGCATTTCCGACGCCACCTGCAAACGGTATCCCGTAGCTCATTTGTACGTTAGAGATTGATGCCGAGAATTGGCTGCGATAGATGCCACCGTCGTCCCAGCTCACTTTCACAGTTGAACCAGGCTTGATTACCGCGTTAGGTGCTGAAGGTTGTCTTACAACAATGGTTCCGCTAAGCGTCGCGTATTGGTCAAGCTGCCGTTCGCGCCCTGTCTTAAAATTGATGGAGACGACGTTGTTTAATGTGATGGCAGGAGTGCCAGACACGCCTTCAACATCAACAGCGAAACTTTGAACAGCCATTAGTAAGCGTTGCTCACTCGGATGGGGACGCTTCCATTTGTTCGCATATAGGCGCGTAAGGCGCTTACTACTGCGTTCGGGTCTCCGCCGTTTACGTTGATAGTGATGTTGTTGCCCATGTTCGGGACGTTGTTGCCTGTAAGTGGGATAACTGCCTCTTTGCCGCGCTCGCCAAGGATCGCCAGCGTTGGGCCTGTCACGATTCCACCTTCAGCGAGCATTGGGATCCGAGGTATGTCTGGAGGGTTGATTGTCAATTTTGGCCCTGGGCCTGGAGGGTCAATAGTGAACTCGAGCAGCTTGTTAATACGGTCGATGATCTGAGTGTTTACGACTGAGATGATGCCGTTCGCGAAAGCTTTGCCGATTTCTAGACCAAACTTGCCAAGGTCTGAAAACGCTCCGAGGACAGCACTAACGAGAGATGTTGCTAATTGGAGCGCGAAACCTGCGAGTCCTTTAATTAGATCTGGCCCGATATCGACGAGCCATTTCAGGAGCGCGACTGACAGCTTTGCTGTGGCTTTAATAAGTAGTGGGATGCCGTCGTTGACGATCCATTTAATCATGTCGCCGATGAACTTGCCGAGAGCTGTGAGGGCTTCTGGGCCTGACTCTTTGATCCAGGCTGTGAGCTTGTCTTTGAGCAGAGCCAATTTCTCGCCGAGTAAAGGTAAGCCTTCATCGACGATCCAGTTGCCCATTTTGACCAAAAGGTTTTTGAGTGCTTCCAGAGCTATCGGGATGCCTTCTTTAAGTTTGTCGCCAAGCAACTTGAGAACTCCGCCAAGACCTTTTTCGTCAAAGACTTTAGAGACAGTTTCAAAGGCTGGAATGAGGGTTTTGGTGGCAAAGCCGACGATCTTTTCAAACGCTGGGAGGAGTGCTGTGCCGAGTGTTTCGGATGCTTCACCGAAAGCGTTTTTGAGTCTGTCAAAACGTCCGACCGCGCTATTAGAAAGTGCTTCCTGGCTCCCTCCAAAAGTGTCATTGACTGCTTCCATTGCGCCAGCGAAGTCTTTTGACTTGATGATGCTCTCATCGAGTGGGACGCCGAGCTTCTTTAACGCGCCCATCTGACCTAAAAACCCCTTTGCGAGCGCGGAGGTAGTTGCCTCCAGCGGCTTGCCCGTTGCCGCGGAAATATCCATAGCACTTTTGAGCAGGTCAAAGGCTTTAGTAGAACTTCCTGTGGCTCTGACGAGTGTGCCGAGACCGTTTCTAAGATCGTCGTCCGCCACTCCTGTAGCCAAGGTCATTGAAGAAATGAGATCCTCGATGGAAGAGATCTGATCGTCGGTCGCGCCTGAAGAGTTTTTGAGAGTCTTTGCGAGGACGGCTTGCCCTTGAGCATCTTCTGCAGCTGCTTTGACTGACGCCCCGAGACCTGCTGCTATTGCTGCTCCCCCAATGGCTGCAAACTTGGCGACGTTTTTGAATACCTTGGTGGCTGAACCACCGAAGCCTCCGATAGCTGAGTTAGCGAGGTCAATGCCTTTCCCGTTGAAGTCGGTAATGATCGGGATGTTGATAGCCATTACTGCATTTCCTTCTCAACTTTGTCCATGACGTCCTCTACAAGTTTGACTATTCCGCGCTGCACGTCTGGGAGATGTTTGTCTGCTGTAGGCCACAAGACGAAACTGTTTTTGGCGCGTAGGTTTTTGTTGAATGTTTTGCCAGGGTTTGCTTTTCCTGCTACTTCGAAGATTGCGCCTGCTGGGTTTGCCTGCGTTATGTAGATGACACTTGAAGCGTTTTTGCGCGTAGAGGTTTTCAGTTTGACGCCCGAGCGAACTTTAGTAACTGACCACGGCAACAACTCGCGCCCATTGTTAGTCCACAGTTGCGCCATACCCGACAAAGGTATCTCTGGGTAGGCCGCTTTAGCGTCGGCAACTAAAGGCGCTGCAATGTTTTTGGCTTCACGATTAAAGTCCTTACGATACTCAGGATTTATTTTCCGTAGTGAGATGATTGCCTGCTTCGCGCCTTTGATCTCTGATTTCATTTCAATCATCGTTAATCCTTTCGGCGTCTATTAAGCACATCTATCACAGTATTTAGATCTGTGTAAGTGAACTCGATTATTGGGGGCCAGTAGCCAGTCTCGACAAGTAACTCGGCGAGACTGCGCCCTACTGATCCCCTTGTGTGGGGTTTGCTGACTCTGTTTCCAAGACTTCAAGATTGACTAACTTTTTGAGGAAGTCATCCAAAACGACTGGAGGATTATGTCCTTGCTGTTTGGCTGCTTCGTGGGCGAGGTAGCCGAGCATCTCAATAGAGATACCGTTTGCCAGGTCGGACGCTTTGACTTTGTATTTCCGCTCTAGCTGCACAAGATGGAAAAGATTAGTTTCGACAACGTAATCTTCTTCTCCTGTGTTGATCTTGATGGATAGTTTCATGGGGTTTCCTTTGCACGGTAGGGAATTGGTTTATGGGGTTATGTCGCGAACCCAGGTTCCTCCAGAGAAGCTCACTTCAAATACTTGAAGCTCTCCGACGGTGTAGGCGTAAGCGTTGTTTGCGATCATGGTATTACTGATCGTCCATTCTGGATTGCTGGCACTAATCGCGCCCGAGTCCTTTTTGACGACAATGGTGGTCGTGCCAAGTCCGACTTGAGCTGCAAGAGTTGCTTCAACTTCTCCTGCTCCGTATGAAGCGTAAAGAGTGAGCGTGCCTTCTACTGTCTGTAATCCTGGAACCATGCGCTCGCCGAGGTCTCCGAAGGCTGTGCTGGTTAATGGGTTACTG